GAATGGTTCCAAACTGCGTACCAAAAGAAGAAATGAAATTGGTAGACAAAATCTTAGAAGATTGTGGTTGTATGCATCCGCCTAAAAAATCAAAATCAAAAAAAGTTGTGGTTCCAGAAGAAACTATCGAAGATTTGAATGGAGATACTTTTGCAGAGGTAATTGATATCATTAAACCAGAACCAATGAAAGGAACTGCATCTAAACCAATCCAAGAAGCAACAAGACTTCAGGCACAAACTGGCAACGTAATTGCAGTTACTTTGTCTTGGAGAGGAAAATATTATTCGCTTAAGATGTTTTTCCCACAAATTAAGACTCCAACAAGAAAAGAAATAAATGATGAACTTCAAAAAGTTTATCCAGGATCTAATATAGTTTATCATTCAGTATCAGAAATTCAACCCGGACAACCACTAATTCAAGTTTTTGGTCCACAAGGAGGAAGTTCTGCTAAGTTGGGACAAAATAAAAATTATGTAAAACCTATGGGAGAAGAGGTTGAAATTGGTGAAGATTGGCAAAAAGTGAATCGTCAAGATCGGACTGATGGTTTGAGTCCTGATGCAGTAAAGGCATATCGTAGAGAAAATCCAGGTTCAAAACTTCAGACTGCAGTAACTGAGAAAAAACCAACTGGAAAAAGAGCAAAACGTCGTGCTTCTTTTTGCCGACGTATGAAAGGAATGAAATCAAAACTTACTTCAGCAAAAACTGCAAGAGATCCAGATAGTAGAATCAACAAAGCACTTAGACGTTGGAATTGTAATTAATTTTTTAGGAGTTTATTATGGCAAATAGTGATGTCTATCTTGGTAATCCTTTATTAAAAAAAGCGAATACAACTCACGAATTTACCGAAGAGCAAGTTTTTGAAATCGCTAAGTGTATGAATGATCCCGTATACTTTGCAAAAAATTATGTAAAAATCGTAACTCTTGATCATGGTTTACAACCATTTGAGATGTATCCTTTTCAGGAAAAACTTGTAAGAAGGTTTCATGAAAATAGATTTAATATATGTAAGATGCCCCGTCAAACGGGCAAATCAACAACAGTAGTTTCATTTCTTTTACATTATGCAGTTTTTAACGACAATGTAAATATAGGTATTCTTGCAAATAAAGCAGCAACGGCAAGAGAACTTTTAGACAGATTGCAAACCGCTTATGAAAATCTACCAAAGTGGATGCAGCAGGGAATTATATCATGGAATAAAGGTTCATTGGAACTGGAGAATGGAAGTAAAATCTTGGCTGCTTCTACTTCTGCTTCTGCAGTTCGCGGTATGTCATTCAATATCTTATTTTTGGATGAATTTGCGTTCGTTCCCAATCATATTGCAGATTCTTTCTTTGCATCGGTATATCCAACAATTACTTCAGGTAAACAAACGAAGGTTATAATTGTATCTACTCCACATGGTATGAATCATTTCTACCGAATGTGGCATGACGCTGAAAAAGGTAAGAATGAATATGTTTTTACTGATGTTCATTGGAGTGAAGTTCCCGGAAGAGATGAAGAGTGGAAAAAGCAAACAATAGCAAACACTTCCGATCAGCAGTTTAAAGTTGAGTTTGAATGTGAATTTTTAGGTTCAGTAGATACTCTCATTGCACCATCTAAACTCAGAACACTCGTATACGATGCCCCGAAGACCCGCAGTGCTGGTCTAGATGTTTATGTGGATCCTGAAGATAATCATGATTATCTCATGACTGTAGACGTTGCTAGGGGAGTTGGAAATGATTATTCTGCATTTGCTATAGTCGATATCACTCAATTTCCACATAAAGTTGTTGCTAAGTATAGGAATAATGAAATAAAACCAATGCTTTTTCCAAGTATTATTCATGAGGCAGCATCAGCATACAATAATGCATACATTTTATGTGAAGTGAATGATGTTGGAGATCAAGTTGCTAGTATTCTTCAGTATGACTTGGAATATAGTAACCTATTAATGTGTTCGATGAGAGGAAGAGCAGGACAGATTGTAGGACAGGGTTTTAGTGGGAAAAAAACTCAGCTTGGAGTTAAGATGTCCAAAACAGTAAAGAAAGTTGGATGTCTTAATCTTAAGACTATGATTGAAGAAAGCAAGTTACTACTCAATGATTATGATATTATTTCCGAATTAACAACATTTATTCAAAAGCATAATTCTTTTGAAGCTGAAGAGGGATGTAACGATGATCTAGCAATGTGTCTTGTAATATATGCGTGGTTAGTTGCTCAAGATTATTTTAAAGAATTAACTGATCAAGATGTGAGGAAAAGATTATATGAAGAACAAAAAAATCAAATAGAACAAGACATGTCTCCATTTGGGTTTATATCTGATGGATTAGATAATGATAGTTTTGTCGATAATGATGGTGATAGATGGTTTGTTGATGAATATGGTGATCGATCATATATGTGGGAATACATGTAATGGACTTAGATAAGCAGATAAAACTAGGACATTTGCTTTTATCGGATAGAAGATGTAGGTCATGCAGTGAAGTTAAAAATTTGGTTGATTCTTTTTATCGAACTCGTAAAGATAGAGGTCCAGTAGCATCTTCATATTCATATGAGTGTAAAGAGTGTACTATAAAAAGAATAATGAGACTAAAAAAGACAATGAATAGTACATTTACATGGGAGTATCCCGATTGGTAAGTTTCACGTCATATTTCCCCACCGAAAATTAAGTTTTTAATAAATATTTTTTAGATAAACTGAGACTTTACGGAGAAAAAAATGGCGACTCCTCAATTATCTCCAGGCGTACTCGTCAGAGAAGTTGATTTAACAATAGGAAGAGCTGATAATGTTTTAGATAATATTGGTGCTATTGCTGGACCATTTGTGATGGGACCTGTTGAAGAATCTATTGATATATCGACTGAACAGGACCTAATCAAAACGTTTGGAAAACCAAACACAGAAAACTATGAATATTGGATGAGTGCTTCTTCATATTTAACCTATGGCGGCGTTTTAAAGGTTGTTAGATGTGATGACGATTCTCTCGTCAACGCAAATGCAAGAAGAACGAGAACTGGAGAAATTACCGGAACTGCAAGCACCACTTTCTCATATAACTTGGGTGCTTCTGTTGGTTTTGGTACTACTGCAAATGGAGCAACGCAAACATTTACTATTGCAGATGGTCAATATAGTACTAATGGTTCTGGAAGTGGGGCAATATTTAGAGTAAGTACTGCATCAACAGATGGAACTGCAAATGCAACAGTATCTAGCATTTTAATTACAAATGGTGGTGCTGGATTTACTGGTAGCGAAATCATAACTATTAATAGTTCCAATTTAGGTGCTATTGGAGCTGCTGCTACAGGAACATTTAGTTTTTCTGTGACAGACATTTATACAACGTCCGGTATTTCTACTACCGGCGAGTCTAGTTTAAAAATTACAAATTATGATAACTATGTCGCAAGTCATGCCGATGATAAAGCAGATCAGATAATTTCACTTGGAACAACACTTGCACAAGCACTTACTGCTAGATCTGATAATGGAGTAGGTCTCGGTGTAACATTCGGATTAACCAATCAAAATGTTCCCGGAGTTACCACTTCATTCAATGGATATTTGAAAGGTATCATAACTGGTGTTCAGGAAGATTCTATTGATGTTAAGATTGTTTCTAGAGTAAATTTGAGTCGGGTAGAAACTCCGATTACTTATAAAGAAAGAGACCAATCTGCTTCATTCAGACCCGGAAATCAAATAAGATTCTATGATGATGCAGGAGCACAAGTAGGATCTGCATATACTATTTCAAGTTCCGGATCTGCTGTTAAGGATTGGTATGATGAGCAAGTTATTCCACTTTCAAATGGATCAATTTATTGGGCAAGTATTGCACCAAAACCAGTAACAAACAAATATGCTTTAGATAGAAATAGTAGAAATGATGCAATCCACGTTGCAATCATCGACGATACAGGATCTATTTCCGGCGTTCAAGGCAACATTATTGAAAAACATCTATTCCTTTCCAAAGCTTCGGATGCAATATCTGCAGTAAATTCTCCACAAAGAATATGGTGGAACGATTACCTTGCACAATATTCAAGTTATG